GAAGACACATATCTCTTTAAAGGGACAGGTGCACCCGGGGTTTGTGTCACAAAGAAATAAGCAGGTACATTAATAACAAAGTTGTGTTTAATAAATCTCTCACTAGCTGACATGTCCTCAAAGCTAGTCTCGGTCGAGTAAGAACCACCCTCGACAGATGCAATAAACCAATAACCCTTGTCTGTGTCTAGACGCCATGATTGACTTTGTGGTAAAAATGAAGAGATAAATTTTTCTATGACTTGATTGGAGTGCTGCATGTATTGCGTCCACACAGTCACCTGATATTTGACAGAGTAAAATTGTGGTGTTGGCACAATTATCGTCTCAAATATATTATTTAGCAGATTTGGTTTAAGATACGCACCATCATTGATATCTTTATCTTGCGCTAAAGCACCTAGACTTCTCTCAACGACAGGTTGATTATCTATGCGAGTGTCGCTAGGATTAACTGCAAGATTGGTCTGATTCTTTAAAAATAATCTGTTAATTAGTAATTGGTAATCTCTATCTGATTTATCTAATCTTCTTCTTATTACAATCTCGCCCTGCTGTTGATTAATACCTCTACCCGCAATATCTGCAGCCATATCTTGTGTCAAATCTGTTCTCATTATAGTGATAAGGGGCAGTATCAACGTTCCCGTTAAGTCTCTAATGGGTTGACCCTTTTTCAACATTGACCATTTTTCACCCGCAGCAAATATTACGGGTACCTTAATTGAGCTTGATTCATCTTTGCTGACTTGAGGCGAAATTTCTTTATCAAATAAATTAAAGACGGCGGTATCGACATCTTCTAAACCGCAAGAGTTAATGTGAAAGTCGGGAGTACCTCCTACCTTTTCATAGCCAGACTTTAAAGGAGATATACCAAAATTTTTTTTACTCTGCGTTTTAAATCTAGTAGCCATAATTTACTCATTCATCGTAAAAAGTCTTTTTAATCTTTCTCACGCCGTCGATAGGTGTTTCTAAGACACCATTATCTATAAGGTCTCTCTTGTCACCTGTTTGGTTGCCAACAGAATCAAGTGCATTTCCGCGCTGCTGCTCAAAATTAACTTGAACTGCATCATCATCTGTGTAAATGATATCTGTCGGTCCCTTGAAATCTGCCTTAAAGAGACCCTCGCGGGACTTAAGGCCGAGGATCTTTACACCATCTTTGTGCTCAGGCATTCCATAGATGTTGCGAGTTACAGCGACCTCAGTTATTTCAAAGAAAATATCGCCAAAAGAAAAAAAGTCTCCTATGTTGACTTGAATTCCCTTATCCACAATGTCCCTGTACTGTAGAAAAACCTCTAATTGAAATTGTTTATCAACTCCAAATTTATCTATCTTGGTCGTCTGTTGAAAATTAGCATCAACTAAACACTCAATCTCTATGGGATTATCATAAATTTTCTTGACAGCTTCGTTATAAATGACATGTGATTTTGTTTTTAGTTCAGAAATAGGATAATAGTAGATCTTTTGACCCACAACGTCTTTGATTATCTCTTTTGTTATATCTGAGATAAAACTAAGTTCTCTTTGAGTGACGAAAAGTCGGGCCATGATTTACCTACATTAACCTATCACTATAGACTTACCCAAGGGCATGGGTATATAACGCAAATTCTTGTTCATGTTTTCGGCGGCTACTGCATCACTTTCAAGAAGTTTTGATCTAGTTAGATTAACTAAAAACTCTTTTAGCTGTGTTACGAGTTTATCTTTGTCTTCTCGACCTTGAGTTACAAGAGACTCACCATTAAGCTGAAGATCAGCATTTGGAATTGGAATGCTCTGAAACTTAGAACGAATTAATCCAAGCAACTCTCTACAGAGTGCCAATGTATATTGACGTATCCATTGACGACCTGGCTGTGTTATATTTGTGAAAGGAATATTGGTGTACGGTGCATTTTCCGGACCTGCGACGCCGTATATCGCGTCGTCAGTGTAAGCTGTTGGCTCAATAGGATTTTGTCCCTCCATTACTTTACAATAGACTTTACCCGTCTGTGACTCTAGCACGGGTATTGGAAAGAGTCTAAGCTTGCTACCAAGAATTTGATAGCTGTACTGCGATCTTCTAACTCTAAACGCTGTTTCCAACATTCCTCTTCTAAGCACATCTTCAAAGACTGGCAGCACATAGAATACTGTCGAGTTGATGTATGACTCGTAGTTAAAATTGGACGCAAGATAGTTGGTAATATTTGAAGCATTTAGCAAGAAATGCTGTGCTGCTAGTGGTTCAAAATGAAAGAGCTCTACAATTTTTAGCTTACCTTTTGAACCACTAGCTATTGTTTGATAAATCACATCGTCAGTTGTCGCATCTTTTAAATCAGTATAGATGTCATAGTCTTGCTTATCTTTTTCGATATCAAAATATCCTAACTGAGCATTATAAGCACCTCCCACGTTGGCTTCAACAGCGTAAGGATCTGCCATTCTTATTAAGTGTTCCAGTGTATTTCTAGTATACTTATTTGTTAGATCTGTGGATCCCGTAGGCATGCCTAAAATGTTTGATAATTCAGACATTATTTTCATCTCATGAATATGCTTGCTATATTCGCAGACCGACTCTTCAAAGCACGTCCAGATTTCTTTTTTAGTTAATTCAACAGATAAAACATCGTCGCCTAATTTTCTCTTCACAAAATTGACCATGTTATCAGCTTCTGTCTGAAATGCTGCGTCTGAATCAAAAAAACCAAACGGTGTTGGACTCACTGTGTTGCTAAAAGTTGGCATTTAGGTTCTCAAGTTACTTTAATTTATAATTATCATTAGGAATAGAATCGTTATGATTCATTAACAAACTGATGACAAAGGAAGAAACATGAAAACTTTGCGCCTTGGTTCAGCGGGTATTGATGTAGAGAAATGGCAAATTTTTCTTAGAGGAAGAAAGAAAAATAGCTGTGTGGTCGTATTAGGCAACTTTGATCAGATTACTCATGATGAAACAAGAGAATTTCAATTAAAATATAAGCTAAAAGATGACGGTGTCGTAGGTCCGACGACAATGTCAACAGCTCTTAAGCTTGGCTATAATACAATGTCAGACAGCAGTGTAGACGAATATGGACCAAATTGGCCTGCGAGGCCCGCAGTTAAATCTCTAACTTTTCAAGATAGAGTGAAGGTTTTTGGAAATTTTAGCTACATTCCGTCTCCCACGCCGAGCAATCCAGAAGCGATTACTATCACAGACAATTGGGCAAAAAACAATATAGCTACTGTTGAGGTAAAACAGCTAAGAAGCGTAAAAGGATCACCAGCAAGTTGCAGAATACAGATTCATGAAAGCATTGAAAAACAAATTGTGCAGCTTTTTAACACATGGGAAGAAGCGTGCTTATCTGAGCAACTAAAGAGCTGGGGCGGATCTTGGGTGCCGAGATTCATTAGAGGTTCTCGAACGTCCCTTTCTAATCATGCATGGGGAACGGCATTTGACATTAATGTTCAGTGGAATATGCTTGGTACTGTGCCGGCGCTAAAAGGCAAAGAAGGCAGTGTCAGAGAACTAGTCAAGATAGCCTTTGACCATGGATTTTATTGGGGTGGTTGGTATCCTCATCGCGCTGACGGAATGCATTTTGAAGCTTACAAAATTTTATAATTACATTCCAGAAATTAGAGATTGTACAGCAGTCTTTACTCTCTCTTGAAGCTCTTTTGGTAGTGCGGAGAGCAGAACATAAACTTCGCCTTTTTGACTAGACTGCGGTACACCTCCAACAAAATGATCTTGGTGTACTGTAACAACTGTTCTAAGAGACAACGGAGCGGGCCCTGCTCTTTCAGCAATAATTGGTTGGTAAAGATCAGCTTTGTTCATATTAGCCTTTCAACACAAAATTTGGACTAGTTAAAACTTCAGTTAGACTACTTAATTCTTTTCTGAGCGTAGAAACTTGTTCTTCTAAAAGAACTGTGTCTTTTCCTAAAGATTTTTCTTCTTGAATCTTGGATTCGAGCTCGATGATTTGCAAAAGAATTCTCTCAGATGATGCTGACATAATTTGTTCCTAACGTGTTTTTTTCTTTGTGTTTGTTTTTGCTGTGTATTTCTTCTTAGTAAGCTTTGAAGAACTTATTTCTTCGGCAGTAGTAGCAGTCATTTTTAGATCATTATTCTTTTTAGATAGATCCTTGAGGCGTTGTTCTTCTTGATTCATCCACACGTCGTAAAGTACCTTGTTGGATTCTGCTTTAAAAGAAATTAATCTATCTAATAATTCTTGCCTAACCTTAGCAAGAACAAATTGTTTATTTTCTTGTTGCTCAGATCCTACAGCTACAGTGTTTGTTAGTGTTTCATAGACAAAGAATAATTCTGTTGGCGTTAAATTTAACATAATTCTATTGTACAACAAACAATTATTTAGTTTACAGTGCAAAAACAAAAAAGCCCACTGTAAAGTGGGCTTTGTTATTTAACTAGTTAACTTATCACCAAGTCTTATCAGTGAATTTATAATGCTTCTGCAACGCACGGTAGATCGTACGAGCTTCACGTCCGTCAAAACGGAAAGTGTCACCGTTGGGAGAGTCAACATACAACATAGTTGAATCGCTCTGCGGATTTGTGCTTACTGCAACAGTGATTCCACTGTCTCTACGAGACGTCTCAGTACGAAACTTTCCAGTTCGATCTTGTCGTGTAATGATAGTAGAATTGTGGTTAGTTGATTGAGTGTTCTTGTTCTTTCGTCGTGTCATAAATTACCTCTATACATTAGAACCAACGGTTCTTATGAGTATGATATTAACAAGAAGCAAGAAACATGTTCAAAAACTTAGATAGTTTTATTTTTCTTCAATCTTTGATATTAGCATGCCGACTTTTTTGGTAGCATCGGGACTTGCTGATAACAAAGATTTTACGAAAGCTAGCAGAGCGGCACCTTTACTTGCATCACCCTTTTTTGCAGCAGTAATAGCTGTTTTTAGTGTGGGCTCGTCTATGCCTAGTTGATTAGCAATTTCTTTGGTGTTAAGCTGTCCTTTCGTATCAGTCTTAGCACCCTTTGCATCAGCTGCAGAATCTTCTGCTTCTCTAAGAATCTCTTGACGAATAATTTTTCTAAGTTGTGTTTCTGTGATCTTGATCATAATTCTTAAATATCACTTGCTATTGATTAAACCAGAAACAATGCTTGGTGAAACACCATATTCTGCGGTCTTATTGACATCACCCTTCGCAGTTGCATAAACAATAGCAGCAGAAGCAAATGCAGAACATTGCTCAGACGTTTTACTAACGTCGTCGGCACCTGTAGCGGGATTAAATCCAACAGCATTTTTACCGCCCATCTTGTTCGCGTAGCAGTGTCCGAACCATCCATTCTTGATGTTTGCTTTTGGATCCATCACGTATGTCCAATTACACGCATCTGGAGTCGCATCAGGCCAAGTTGAACCCACTAACGGTGTGTGGGGTGTGTCACCGTACGCAACAAATGTAGTCGTCTGATCGAGTTTCTCTGTAGGACTTTCAGGATCTACTTGCTGCGACAGATAGTTGTAGAAGCCGTTCAGAACCTTCCCTAGATGTTTCGTGGTATTTCGACCTTGGTTCATTAAGGTCATATTATCGAATGTAACGTGGGGGTCTGTGAAGGTCGTGTCGCTAGTGGGACCAGGAGACAGAGCCACGATTGCTGTCTTGGATAGACCAAGCGTGAATGCCTTCGCAACGACGATGAGCGTGCGTCCAAATTCTTCAATGCCTTTGCGTTGAGCTGAGGTCATATAGGACGAATTGGCACTTAGCCCATCGATCATTTCTTGAATTCCAAAGTCGATCAGATCTTGACTAGTTGGTGTTAATTGCGATGCAAAATTAAGCCCGATGATTCTAGCAGCGTTCTTGGTGATCTGCATCTGTGGTGCCCAAGAAGATCGAGCCGAAGACTTGCGCAAACCTGCGAGAGCTTTGTAATAGACTTCAAAGAGCTCTTGGTCAGCTTTTGAGGCTAGCGAAAACTGACTAGCTGCAGAGTTAAACAGATCGATCATACCTGCAGAGCTTGGAACCGTAGCCACTTCAGGCGCTCCGGGGGCTCTTCCGTATTTGACAGGATCGATGCCTAGAACTGGGACGATAGCTGAAGAACCTACTGCACCGAGAGATGCAAGTGCAGCTTGCATGGAAGAGTTACCTGATAGCGCAACTTGCGAGATCGGAAACTCAGTGTGGGTCTCGTCCTTACCGGACATGAACGCTGTCACTGGGTATTTGGGTATGCCGGTGATGTGATCAAACCACGGTGCATCAGGACCGTAGAAGAAAGATCTGTCTCCGCCCGACCAGCCCTTCACGCCGTTGGGTAGTAGGGGCATAGTGTTACCTTTGCCCCATGTATATGTTCCTCGGTATCCGTTGATTGGATTGTAACCGTATTGAGATGTATAGAGGTAAGAAGAGAATCCTCCAAAGTTAGACGACAGTCCGGACACATTAGCATTCTGGCATGCTTTGAATCCGACGTCAGCTACCGGCCACAACTCTTGGAACCAGGCTTGTGAACCGTTCGGCGCCGGTACTAGCAAAGATCTACCGTAAGTAGATCCTGCAGCTTCAGCTAATCCGTAACCTCCCTCGTCTGCTAAGAAATTAAGCAGTTTGCTTCTCTCGATGCCGATAGCAGCGGCTGCAACAGTGCACATCTTTAAAAATGTGCGGCGGCGGTCGTCACGTAAACCCTTTAGCTTCCAGTTTGACATCTATTTTCCTTTGTGTTATTGGCAAGAGTGGGCTGCGCTGAGCAGTGCAGCGACTGCGATGTTCTTCTTCTTCATCAAATCAGACTGATCACCCGGTTTTGCTTTCTGCAGGATGAGGTTGCACAACAGCATGTGGTCATCTGTGGCAGGCGTTCCGATCAAGCAAGACACGCTCTCTTCAACACAAGATCCGTCAGATGCGAACATGGGTAGATTCTTGCCGTTCAAGGTGCACGCAGGTGCTTTTGTCGAGTCACCGATGTTTGCTATGATCTGTGCCGCAGCTTGCACGAAGATGTCCATGAGCTTCATAGCTGAGGCTGTAGAATGTTCCTCTTTTTCACTGAGGCGAGAGTCTAGCTTCGGAACACCCAGAGCATCTTTACCTGTGAAGTAGAGAAAGCCGGGCGTAGAAGGCTTCGCGACGCAGTAGCCATCTGCAGCATCGGGTGAATTATTGCCCACATCGAGACATCCTCTATTATTCTGAGTGAGCTTATCGTCTTGGTTGCAGAAGCAAGACTCATTTGTAGGACAAAGCGGATCGTTTGTGCCGTTAGCGTCAGTCACAGCCATCTCGCAAGCTGCACCGCTTCCACCAAAGATAGTGCCTAATGTCTGACTCATGCCGAAAGCTGGTGATTGCGTCGTCTTTAGATCAGTCAGATTTCCCGGAGGAATTAGAGCACCTCGGGCGCGCAAAAAGTTGCCCAGCTGTGCGTAAGTCAGTTTGTGGCAGCTGTGTAATCTTGACACGATCTCATCGGTGGCAGGGCTGTCGTATTGAGGCACTTCTTCAGGGTCACCACCCGTAGAAGACGTCGAGTCTGCAGAAGTTCCGCCTCCTACACCTGCTGCAGTTGAAGCATCTGACGCGACTGTCACAGAGACCGAGGATGGATCTTCCCATTTAGGACAGTAACCCTCATCAATATCAGGTGGTGTAGCACCGCAAGAAGCTACAAAAATGTAGAATGTTACGAAGGTGAGACCCGGTAAAAACCTATTCGTTGTCTTCATGTTAAAACCTCGTGAAATCATCAGACAGTAGAATTGATCTGAGCACTTTCTTTAAATTGTAGCCGTTACTCTTAAACTGGGAGACCAGTTTGGTCATCGTTAAGAGCTCTACATTCTTATCTTTGCGGTCGGGCAGAGACACCCAAGCTCTTCCACCGATCTCAGTGATGTCAGGTCGACCCATAGCATAGTTCCAAATTCTCTTCACGGCGCATTCAATGACCTCATCGTCCTTTGACATTTGTTGGCCCAGCTCAGACAGATTTGCGGCAGGTGCAGGCACTTCAATACCGTCAACTTTCATGGTCTTCTTCCAGGCTGTAGTGTTATTACCGCTGTTAGGGCAGGAGGGAGAGGTGCACAGCCAGTCGCTCATCTTGGCTCGAGGCGAACCTGTGACAGGCACAAAGACTGAATACTCACCCTGCGGAGTGAGCATCTGATAGATGCCCATTGAATCAAATTGACTGAACAGAGGAGACCGATGGTTCCATGTGGCGTGACAGTTGGCACAAACATTGCTTGTGTTGTAGGCGTGAAAGTCCACACGCCCACCGTTACAAGTTCCAGCGATCTCACTCACGGGCCATTTGTTCTGGTAGCCCGGGATTGGTTTCTCACCGTTACAAGGTGCGTCGTCTGGAGGCTGATCTGTGGGTTCTCCGCCAGACTGCTCATTGCCACTGCGACACAAGAAGGTCTCGTGGTAGAAGCGGTTCCGTCTAAACGACAAGTTGCCATAGTATAAGCTCTGAGCACCGGGATCGGTGAGAATGCCCGAGTGGGTCATACCGCCAGGTAGATTGTTGCAAGAACCATCAACAAAGGTATTGTTTGCAGGATTAAAAGTAGGGCATGTATTAACTTGTTGAATGAGGATATTTCGCCAGTCTTTTTCTTCATAAACAACCTTTGCTGCAAAAATAGGTGCTGTATCTCGCGTAGGTTCTCCTGCTGTTGTTGATGCCCCACCCATTTTAAACGTGTACTTGAAGAACTCAACAAGAGACGCAGCGAAACGCGGATCAGACAACTTCTTGTCGATCAGCTCCTCGTACTTCGCCTTCTGCTGGTCTGGCGGCAGGTCGGCGATCTCGTAGATCTCAGCTAGCGTAGGAGCATCACCAATCAGGAGAATACTCGCTGTGCGGAGGGCTTCAGAATAATCCAGTTCTCGCTCATCGAGCTCTGTCAGATCGATTTTAGGTTCATTGTTACCGGAGCCCGCAGCAGCCACAGAGGGGCCTGTAGTCTCACCCGCAGTTGTCTCTTGATCACTCGGCGAGGTGGAAGACACCGACACCCCCGAAGATGTGGTCTTCACAGCGGGTGTGGAACAGTCCTCGTGCACGGCGGAAGTGTCCCCTGCGAGCTTATGAGGGTTGTGACGCTCGCAGCCGTAAGATGTGAGTAACGCTGAGGCAGCGAGGATCGCACCCGTCTTGGTGTATGTGTTTCTTGTCATTGCCATATAACTTTATTACTATACAACTTATAGTGGATTAAAGTTCAAAAAAATACAATGGCAATCGACTGAAATTATTTTCGCAGGAAAGAGATGTGCTCTCTCACTAAAATTCTTAGATCATTTATGATTCTTGATTCTTGAAAACCCGTGCGCGACCAATCAGCCTTGGAATTGACCCGTCTGAAGAAGGTCCTCGCGAGCTCAGTGCCAGCCTTCAGGTCGCCACCCCGATAGGCAGCTGCCAAGGAGGCCAATCCGGGCATCTCGGCGGGGGAGAAAAATGTCTTAAAACCCCGGGGTAGTTTTGCCGAGCTCATTTTTTCCACATATTCTATGACGTCTGAGACGAAGCGATCGCGAGCGGGATCTTCAGCAGCGTTCTGGAACCGCTGTTCGATGTCTTTCATGGGCACGCGTCGTGCGATGCCCACGAACTTGGACTGGTCTTTCTGGAGTTGATCGTACTGCTTAGCAGGGATCTTAAAAGTGGCGCCGTCCACTTGTCCAAAGAGCCCCTCGATCCGCTCGCTGCCCAAAGCAGTGGGCACCCCACCGCTGTCCACCACTGCCATGAGGAGCTGCTCGATCTGTTCTACCCTGTCTCGACTGGGTCTGCCGCCCGCGGCCAGCTCTTCTCTAAATGCTTGTAGTTCACCCTTGTCCTTCGGATCTTTGACGTAGGAAGAAGCTGTCTTTCGGAGAGCTTCTTTGGGGAGAAATAACACACTGCCCTGCTCACCGCTGAGCTGATCAGCTGTGGTCTGATCCAACTGCCCTGACAGGTCCACCACTGTGAAGTCTCTGACCACGGGGTAGTCGATGAAGTCTGATCGACCCGTCTTCTTGAGCACCTCGAAGCGGTAAGACACCGGTGCCCCCACGGGTGGATGGTTGTTCTTCAGCGCTCGAGTGACCGCCGGAAAGAGTCCGCCGCCCACAGTGGTCTTGCCACCTTTGCCCACGTATTCCACGTCCCCGCCGGGGAGGACCGTGAGGGCCATGTGCTGACCCGCTAGCTTCTCTGTGAACTGGGATCGGGAGGGTGCACCCAAGAAAGCGTCGAGCACCGCCGTCATGTCGATCGGCTTTAAATCGCTGAATCTTCGTGTGGGCATATG